GTAGAGTCTTCCTACTTGTTTGACGTTTCTGGCACGCTAGTTATCCTGTTTTTATTCTGGAGTATTGTACAATTCCGTAGTTTTATTACTCAATACTTGCTGAGATTACAGATTAAACAACAATTTGGGACCTATGTTAGCCCTGCCCAGGTCGAAGCACTCCAAAAAGACCCATCATTACTGAGATTGGGTGGGTCGACGAAACAACTAACTTTCCTTTTTTCGGATATTCGAGGTTTTACCCCGATCTCGGAATTTTACCAGTCAGAGCCTCATAAATTAGTAGAGCTGGTAAATCGATTTCTAACGAACCAGAGTGACATAATCATGAAACACGACGGTACAATAGATAAATACATGGGAGATTGCATCATGGCCTTTTGGAATGCGCCTCTAGATGTCGAAGATCATGCAAGAAAGGCTACAGCGGCTGCTCTCGAAATGAGAGAAGCCTTAGAGGAGTTAAATAATGTTCTCAAATCTGAAGGAAGCCCTACAATCAATACAGGAGTCGGAATCAATACAGGACTTTGTGTTGTCGGTAATATGGGTAGTAGTAGTCGTTTCGACTATAGCGTTCTCGGTGACGCTGTTAATCTCGCTGCTCGCTTAGAGAGCAGTTGTAAAGAATATGACACCGATCTTATAATTAGTGAGTACAGCATGGTCGAGGGCTATACATACGAATTCATCGACGAGGTGACTGTCAAAGGTAAGTCTGAACCTGTCAAAATTTATACCATACAAAAATAAAGCTTGACATCGACCTAGAAATTTGCTATAATTTAAATTGTGTACAAATCTACACAGGACTAATCTAAAGGGGAAGCTAATGGATACTGAGGAACTAGCGAAAGAGCTAGAAAAACACGAAGCTATCTGCGCAGAACGTTGGAAAACCGTATTCAATCAGCTTCAAGGCATTGAAGAACGGTCTGGAAAGCGCTTTGACGGGGTTGAATCATCAATAACACGAATTGAAACAATACTGATAAGTGTCGCAGGCACAATCATTGTAGCGGGAGCTGGTGTAATTTACACTATGCTCAGCATGCATTAGGAGAAAATAATGGATATCGATTACGATAAAAAAGATATAAAAGAATCACCAAAGGTTAAAGCAGCACCAAAGAAAAAAGCTGAACTACCTGAAGGTTGGGGGTATTATGTAAAACGTGGATCACATTGCGTTGTAAACCCTGACGGAAAACAATTTAAATTTGCCGATAAGAAGGCAGCAATGGAGTTTGCAAATGGCTAAAGAACAAGTGGAGGTTCAAAGAACCACAACAAGAGAAGGTGAAATCGAAAAAGTTGAACTTGAAGTAGAAAAGAGAGACATTCGAGCAAACCTTTTAGCAGCTAGAAAGAAACAGCTTTTACGTAGAAAAAGAGGATACGGTAAATTACCTGGCTCTTTAAGACGATAAGCTAAGCCCTTCGGGGAATAGGGGTATATTATGCCATCAGGTAAAGGTACGTACGGTAAGAGACGTGGTCGTCCTAAGAAAAAGAAAAGAGGCGGCAAGAAAAAGAAAGGAATGAAGCATCATGCCTGCTAGAAGACGCAGGACAAGACGCAAGACTACAGCAAAGAAACGTAATATTCCTACTAACAAAAAGCTATACGCTAGAGTAAAGTCTGCGGCTAGACGAAAGTTTGCAGTATATCCTAGTGCCTATGCTAACGCGTGGTTAGTACGAGAGTACAAAAAACGTGGAGGGAGATATAGACGTGGCTAGAGCAGGTGGTCTAACAAAATGGTTTGGTGAAAACTGGGTAGATATCAGCAGACCAAAGAAAGGCGGAGGATATGCCAAATGTGGTAGAAAGAAAGCCAAGAAAGGTCGAAAAGGTTACCCAAAGTGTGTACCAGCAGCTAAAGCTGCAAGAATGAGCAAAAGTCAAAAACGTTCTGCGATTAGACGTAAACGTGCAAAAAGACAAGGTGTAGGCGGTAAGCCAACCATGGTTAAGACAATTGTTCGTAGAAGGAGAGCAAGACGTGGCCGTAAGAAGACGTAGAGCTAAGGGTAGAAAAAGAGACCCTAGACTAAAACGAGCTGGCGTTTCGGGATTCAATAAGCCGAAAAGAACGCCAGGACACAAAACTAAGTCACACATTGTTGTGGCTAAAGTTGGTAATAGAATTAAAACTATTCGTTTCGGACAGAAAGGAGCAAAAACCGCAGGAAAACCTAAGAAAGGTGAGTCTCGTAGAATGAAAATGAAACGTAAAAGTTTTAAAGCAAGACATCGCAGAAATATTGCGAAAGGTAAAATGTCCGCTGCTTATTGGGCGAACAAGGTTAAATGGTAGGAGATTAGAATGTTAGCATTTGCACCGGGAACGAGCTGTGTAGCACTTCCCACCACAATAGAAACAGCTAGTGAGATTGGTGAAAGGTTGGACTATGTAAGACTTGTAAACGAGTCTTCTTCTGTTCAAACTGTAACTACAGTTACTAGTGCTGATGATCCAGTTGTAATGGGTTCAATCCGTTTACAGCCTGGAGAAGTCATGATCTTGTGGAAACGTAGAGAGTTCCACAAAATGTATGCCTCAAGTGCTGAAGTCTATGGAACTGGCGGAATGGTCAGACCAGCAGGACTTCAACGTCCATAGAGGCAAAGTGAAGGGTAACCTTCTGGGAGAGTAAATAATGTTTGAATTGATTAAAATCATCTGGGGTCTGATACAAGTATTACCAATACTTATTACAGTTTGTTCAGCCATAGTTGCTATGACTGATACACCTGTTGACGATAAACTTTGGGCGAAAGCTTATAAGTGGATTGACAGATTCGCACTAAACATTGGAAAGGCTAAAGATAGAAACCCTCTACTTGATTAACTTAAGGAGGCTGTTATGCAAACAGCTGAACAAAGAAAATTAGAAGAGAAATTATCTTTACCACCTATGATATTCGCTATTGAGAAGGCTACCGCGATACTCATATTTAAGCAGCGTGAAAAGCTGCACCGCCTTCTCACAACCAAGGAGTTGACTGCACTACCTCGTGGTAAAGACCGGGAGGTTTTGCTTCAACAAGTAATAGGGAGAAAACTATGAAAAAACTACTCGCAATACTACTTGCTACAATTGCATTACCATCTTTTGCTGGTGTTAATCCAAGTGTGGGAGTTTCGTCAGATTACTTCTGGAGAGGCGCAAGCTTAACTGGTGGTAATTGGGCAGTACAAGGTAGCTTAGAAGCTGACTATAAAGGCCTATACGGTGGCGTATGGGGCATCGGTGGAAACAACGATGAGCCATTACCTGATTATAGATATGACCTTTATGGAGGCTATAGACTCAACATTAACGACAGTTGGTATGTTGACGGTGGCGTTATGCAAATGCGCTACGACGGCATCGACGACCACGTTGAAGAATGGTGGGTAAAAGGCGGTAACAACTGGATAGAACTCGCTATGTGGACAGATATGGACGACAAAGACATGAGGTATAAAGAGGTAACTCTTAAGATGCCTTTAGTTGAAGTTGTAGATATTTCACTAACACATGGTATGTTTGAAGACGACAGTAATTACCAAAAGCTAAGAATATCCAAAGATGTTAAGAATTGGACTATGGGAATGGAAGTTCTCGATGGTGCAAGACATGGACAGTTCTTAGATTCAGCAGCATTTTTTGTTAGCAAGAAATTCTAATGCCCATTAGAAAGACTAAAAAAGGCTGGAAGATAACCAATACTCCCGGTTTATCGAAAACTAAGAAGGCAGCGAAAGCAAGACTTCGTGCCATCAAGTACAAACAAGGGAAAGGACGCAAGAAAAAGCGTTAGGAGAATATAAATGTCAGTTAGATTTATAGGAGCAGAAGCAGCCATGGGAACAACCACAGGAGCTGCATCTAACTTTGAGCAGGCAAAAGAAGTGAGAGTAGTTAACTTAGCAGGTGCTGAAGCAACTATTACCATACTTAATGGGGCATCTGGTACAAACGTACAAGGCTCATTTACTTTGGAAGCAGGAGCTTCTGAGTACATCTCAAAGGATATGGAAGACAGAATATACGCCTCAGCCGCAACGGTGAAGGGTGTACCAATTAACACTAGAAGGTAGATTTATGAAAGAAGTAAACGGTAGGACTCTCTGGCTACAAGAGAATATTATCCATGCAGCCAGCTTTTCAGCGGCAATTGAATTGGTAGCGAAAAAACGAGAACTTACCAACAAAGAGAAAGATATGAAGAGTGTTGCACTCGCTTATATGTATCTCTACAATGTGGTCGAGGAGCAAGGTCTCCTTGATGAAGTTGAATCCTATTTTAATAATGAAACCATACACTAATGTTAGAAATTTCTAGAAAAGACATACTCTCAGAAAACTTAATGGAATTCGATGATCGTCGATTCATCAAGTTACCGATAAATGGCTACATGGAGCTGTTAGGCATAGAGCCTAACTCTACTCAAGTAGCCATTATCAATTCAATCAATAATCCAAAGTATCGTTTTGTTACTGCTGCGGTCTCACGTAGGCAAGGCAAGACTTATATTGCTAATGTAATTGGTCAGTTAGTTACTTTGGTTCCAGGCGCGAATGTTCTATTGATGTCGCCTAACTACTCGTTATCTCAAATTTCATTTGATTTACAAAGAACACTCATTAAACATTTTGAGTTAGAAGTTATAAAAGACAATGCAAAAGACAAAGTTATTGAACTTTCGAACCATTCTACGATCCGTATGGGATCGGTTAATCAAGTGGATTCGGTCGTTGGTCGGTCCTATGATCTTATTATATTTGACGAAGCGGCCCTTGTTGATGGCAGAGATGCGTTCAATGTTGCCTTAAGACCCACACTAGATAAAGAAAACTCGAAAGCTATTTTTATCTCTACTCCTAGGGGTAGAAACAATTGGTTTGCAGAATTTTGGCACAGAGGATTCTCGGAAGAGTTTCCAGAGTGGGCATCTGTAAAAGCCACTTACCATGAAAACCCAAGAATCTCTGATGAAGATATAGCAGAAGCAAGGAAAACCATGTCTGAAGCTGAATTCAATCAAGAGTATATGGCAGACTTCAATGTGTTTGAAGGTCAAATATGGGGATTCCAGAGAGACAAATGCCAACAAGATTTATCCGAGTTGGATACTAGTAAAATGGATATTTTCGCTGGAATGGACGTAGGTTATAAAGACCCTACAGCGTTCTGTGTAGTCGGGTATGACTGGGACGCACAAAAGTATTATTTGTTAGATGAGTATTTAGACTCAGAAAGAACTACAGAACAACACGCAGAAAAAATAAGAGAACTAATCAATAAATGGAGCATAGACTATATTTATATAGACTCAGCGGCACAGCAAACAAGATTTGACTTTGCTCAGAACTATGACATTACTACTATAAACGCAAAGAAATCTGTACTAGATGGCATTGGTCATGTAGCAGCGATCTGTGATAACGATAACCTTATAGTAGATCAAAAATGTCACGAGACTCTGAGTTGCCTTGACCAATACCAATGGGATCCCAATCCTAATTTATTGAAAGAGAAACCAAAACACAACTATGCATCACATATGGCCGATGCATTACGGTATGCGTTGTACTCGTTCGAAACAAGTGTCACTAGCTTCTAGCTACCACCGCACAAAAATAGTTCTTGACAACATACCCGAAAGATAGTATAATTTAA